ATACGACAATCTACTTTGATGTATTAAAGACTAGTAGAACTGTTTCCGATATATCTTTATTGGCATTTAACGAGATCCTAAATTACAATTCAAAAGAATTAAATCAATTTGATTCAATTTTCAGATTCTCTAAATTATCCAAACAATTAGATGATATTGATAATTCAGTATTTGGTAACATTACAACCGTAAAAATAAGAAAACCTGTTACATTATATTTCAATACATTGACTCCATATAACATTGAAATTGGTAATCCAATAAACAATAAAAGCGTTTCCGTGGAATCAACTGGATTCTATATGACTGGAGATGACACTGTTTATTTCTTAGATGATGATACCAAAGGAAACATCAGAAGATATAAATTGGATAAAGACGGCAATAAAGATTATGTTGTATTAAATCAAGGAACCGTAAATTATTCAACTGGTAAAATCTATATTGATGGGATGTCAATATCTAAATTGAATTCTCCTACTTTTGAATTGATAATTATACCAAAATCGAATGATATTGTTGGTGTTAGAAATGGTATATTACAAATTTTACCAGCAAACATAACAACTAATGCCATTATTGATTCATCGTCTGGTAATAATGGAGTGTATAATCACATATTCACCTCGAGTAGATAATATGCATAATGTACCATTATCTTCCGTGTTATTATCTCAATTCCCAGAATTTTCGTACCCAACGTATTCTAAATTCATTTCATTCTTGGAATTGTATTACAAATTCAATGAACAATCTAAATTCAAAACATTTGATAACATAAAATCATTGGATGACAATTTAGATGTATTTGTTGAACATTTGAAATATCAATTAGGATCGTCTATACCTAGTGTCAATACAAAAGACGACCATTTCATTACGCATCATCTAAAGGAATTCTATTCATCCAAGGGTACGGAAGAAGCATTCAGGATTCTATTCAGACATATGTTTGGTAAAGAAATTACAATCTCGTATCCAAAAGATTTGATTCTGAAACCTTCTGATGGTAAATGGATTCAACCCGTATCGGTTGTCGTTTCCGTTATGTCTGGAGACCCAAATACATTTTCTGGTAATTACGTAACAATAACAACACCTCAGAAAAGTTTCGAAGTGTTTGTAACCAGAGTAAAAGATTTACAAAACGGTAGTTTCGAAGTATTTTTTGAACCATTTTATTATTCAGATGTTAGTATTGGTGATTTAATTTCTCATGAAAATACTGTATGTAATATACAACCTTGTCTATCTTCTTGTAAATTATTGAAACCTGGTGCTGGATTCAAAGAAGGTCAAATCTTCAACGTAAAGGGTGGTGAAGGTGAACTTGCCAAAATTAAAATTATAAGAACAGACAATTTGGGTGCTATCCAAAAGATTCAGATATTTGATTTTGGTAGAGGGTTTAAATCTAATTTCTCCACCAGTGTTATCTCAAAATTTGATGAAGTTATTGTATCTGATTTCCCCAATTTATCTGATACCACAAATGGATTCATTGAACAATTACAATTTACCAAACAATGGTATTCTGTAAATTACTCAATGGATGATTATGCTGGTGAAGTAATCGCTGAATCTTATTTCGATCTATCTTCCGATAAAGGAACATTCGACGACGCTGATGTAGCATTCGTTGAATTTAATGATGGTGTATTACAACGGTATCCAGGATATTACGCTTCAACAAACGGATTCCTTTCCGATACGTTTGTATTACAAGACAATCATTATTACCAATTGTTTTCATATGTAATCCAAATATCTGAAAACATTGATAAATTTAAAGATGTCGTCAAGAGAATTTTAAATCCGGCCGGATATGCGATGTTCTCTGAATATTCTATTACAAATGAAATAGATATGTCGGCATCCGTGAATAGTGCTATTTTTGATTATAAATTATTTGTACAAGATTTGGTGTCTACGTTAAATGACCAAACATTTAGTGAAATTGTAAAACCGTTATTAGACACAATAAATAATTTAGATACAATAACAACATATATTACGAAGTCTTTAACTGATACAATAAATGCAACTGAATCTGGTGTAATTAGATTACACGACGGGATTCTATCATACACTGTTGAAGATTATTTCCTAACAGATTATTCTGAAGGAACAACAATTTACTCATTCTAGGAATTTATGAAAATCAATTCATCAGCAACCATAAATGGTTCATTGACCATTACAAAAACAAATGAATTAGGTATTATCACCGACAATCGTTTTATTCCAAATTTAGTTGTAACAACCGGTAAGAATCTAATTGCCAATAGATTAGTTACCAACACTCAACCTATTTCGCATATGGCTGTAGGATCTGGAACAAATACCCCGACAGTCAACGATTTGGTATTACAAACTCAAATTGGTTCAAGAATTGCTTTGTCTTCTTCGACTGTCACGGATAACAGTATTACGTTCACTGCGTCTTTTGGAGCTGGTGTTTCTGCTGGAGCAATCACAGAAGCAGGATTATTCAATGATATTACTGGTACAACAACTAATATGTTATCCAGAACGACATTTCCTGTAATCAATAAAGCATCTGGTGATTCTATTACAATTTCTTGGGTAATTACGATAGCATAATATGTCATATTCAATTACATCAAATTTCCACAATACTATTGCGGATTCTATCCTACGAGAAATTAGAACCAATTCATCGAAATTCTATTATTATCTAGGTAAGACAATCGCAAATAATGGGTCTTCTGTTGTTGAAACTCCATACAACAATCCGAAGTATGAAAACAAAATTAGAAATGATATGATTATGTTGAAACGTATCAATTTCAATGACGTATCGTTTGTTGTTCCAAGAGTAAATTGGAGTTCTGGTGTAATTTTTGACCATTATGACGATTCATATTCACCAAACAATTTATCTTACTCCGGTTCTTCTTCATTAGAAAATGCCAAATTCTATGTTGTAAATTCTCATTATGATGTCTATTTTTGTTTAGATAATAATAACAATAAAGAATCAACAATCGAACCATTAGATACAGGTTATGAATCATTTGTTACATCAGATGGTTATAGATGGAAATTCATCATGACCATTCCGTTGATTCTTAGAAACAAATTCTTAACAGAAGCATTCTTTCCCGTTACAACTGCCATAACATCTAGACACTATAATAATGGTGGTATTGATAACATCATTATCATTAACGGTGGTTCTGGATATTCTAATACAACTACAATTACTGCTTACTCGGAAACTGGAACAGGTGCTGTATTAGTTCCATTAATTGAAAGTGGGGTGTTGGTGGGTGTTAGAATTGATAATCCAGGAGAAGGGTATATCAATGTCAACTTTTTGATTTTAGATATTTTTGGAGCGGGAACTGGTGCTTCCATTAGTTGTTCTTTAGATAAAGGTGATGTACAATCGTTTCAATCTAATGTTGAATTAAACACAATTCCAGGTAGCATAGAATTTTGTAAAATAGAAAATGGTGGTAATAATTACTCGGAACCAGTTGTAACTATATCAGGAGATGGTGCTGGATGTACAGGAATTGTACAAATAAATTCAAGTAATCAAATTTCCAAGATTGTTATAACAAATAAAGGTTCTGGTTATTCTTACGCAACTGCGACTATTACAGATGCTGGTGGTGGGACAAACGCTATCGTTAGACCTATTGTATCTCCTGTTTCTGGTCATGGTAAAAATGCAGTTAAAGAAATGGTTGCATCCAGATTGATGTTCTTCTGTAATGTTAGGGAAGATAAGGTTGAAGGATTTTCGGTTAATAATGATTTCAGACAATTTGGTGTCATGAAATCACCAACCGATTTATCGGGAAAATCATTTAGTGCTACCATCGGATCTACTTGTTACGGAACATCGGCTAGTGGATCTTTTAATCGTTCTGATTTTCCAGACGATATGATTCTTTATGTATATAATCCAGAACATGCGGGCAAACGATTCTTAGTTATATCATCAGATGATAATGGATTATTATTACAATCATTGGATAATTTTGAATTGACCAAAGAAATTGTATTGAAATCGTTGGATACAACAAAAAGCTATTCTTGCGATACAATAACACAACCAAATTTGGATAGAATGAGTGGTGACATTTTGTATGTTGATAACAGAGATGCATTCCTCAAGACAGACGAACAATCTATAAATTTACGAACAATAATTAAATTTTAATTATTTTTAAAGGAATAACAAATGACAATGAATCACAATGTATCTCCATACTTCGATGATTTTGATGAAACAAAGAATTTCCATAAAATTCTATTCAAACCTGGCGTAGCTTGCCAAGCAAGAGAATTCTCTCAGATCCAATCAATTCTTAAAAATCAAACAGCAAAGTTTGCCAATCATATCTTCCAAGACGGTTCTGTTGTATCTGGTGGTGAACATTTCTATGATTTTGTTACATATTTCAAAATCAAAACAAATACTTCATTACCAGTTGATATAACATCATTAGTTGATATGACATTCAAAACTTCTGATAACAGAAGTTTTTTGATTAAACACGCAACTCCAGTTTCTGGTGCCGATTACGTCACAATTTTTGCCATCTTAGTTTCTGGTGGTGATACAAAATTCAGCGATGTTGATTTGGATCCAAATTCTACCATTAGAATTTACACAAAAACTGATGTGTTATTGTATACAGCGGAAACAGCGGAAGTTCCAGGTAAATCGGTATTGTTCCATATCAATGAAGGTGTATTCTATACAAAAAATACATTCGTCTATTGTCCACCTCAAACTACTGTTGTAAAGAAATACGATACATTTTTAAATGGTTCTATCTCATTCACAAAAGGTGGAACAGTTGTAACAGGTATCGAAACAACATTCTTAACTGACGTAAAAGTTGGTGATGATATTTTCACATCAAAATACGTTGGTACAGTTGCTTCTATTGAATCTAATGTATCATTGACATTAGAAAAGATTATCCAATTAGATACAGCAACCAATAATTTCTATAAAATTGGTGTGTCTGCTGTAATTGGATTGACTCCAGTTGAATCTATTGTTACATCAGATGAAGATCCTTCTTTATTGGATCCTTCTTTTGGTTCAAACAATTTCGCTGCTCCAGGCGCAGATAGATATATGATTTCGTTGAAGTTGGAAACAAAATCATATCAAGACAAATTATTATCAAGTCAAGATTTCATTGATTTATCTCACATCAGCAATGGTGTTGTAACTGTTGACAATAGAAAACCTATCTATTCGAACATCGCAGAAGAATTCGCCAGAAGAACATACGATGAATCAGGTAATTATATTGTAGAAGGATTACTACCAACAATCTATGATGATGCGGATGAGAATAAATTACAATTATCAATCTCTGCCGGTAAAGCATATATCAAAGGATATGAAGTTGATAAGAATAGAACATCATTCATTGAATTAGATAAATCAAGAGAATTCTCAACAGAAAATGACCATATCATATCATCACAATATGGCAATTACATCGAAGTGAGTTTAATTACGCCTGGATTCTTACCAACGGCAAATAAAAGAACGGAATTAACATTCTTTGATTCAGCTTCAAGAATCATTGGAACTGCAATCTGTATTGGTGTTGATTATTCAACATTAGGTGTATTCAAATTGTTCTTGGATGATGTTGATACCAAAGGATACAAATTCAAAGATGTTTCTGATATTACATGGACCAATGCTTCTAATGTAACATCACATTTGAAACCAGTTAGTGAAACCATTAAAGATACAAATAAACAATTATTGGTTTTCCAGGTTCCAAATATCACTGTTAAATCAATTAACAATTTAAGATACACCTCTAAGATTACATACAATTCAGCGAATGTATATAATGGTGTTTGTACTCTTTCTTCTGGTTCTGCGTATAAAGATTTCGATGCATCAACTGGTTCTTCTATCAATGAACATTACATCATCAACGTATTGACATCATCTAATGAAACCAACTTCCCTGTTGGTAGTATTATTGATGCATCAAATTCAACGTTGACTGTTAATAATCCTATTGGTTCTAGTTCAACAGCAGAATTGAATTTCAATGATTCTTCTTTCAATGGAACCGTTAGTGTAACGACAACAATCTATAATTCTGGTAACGCATCAAGAACGAAAATTCTAAGAAAAGATTATGGTATTGCATTTGAATATAGTTCGTCCGCATTAAACAATTCTATTGGTGTGTCTGATGTTAACAGAGTTGTCGGCGTCTATTTGTATTCAGGGGATCCTATTACAAGAGATTCATTGACTTATATTGATGGATACAATTATCCAAGTAATTCTATTGTAATTAAAGATAACAAAGCATATTACATCACAGGCACTACTTTAGGTGTAGAATTGACGGATGTTTCATACAAATATTCTATTGATAAAGGTCAAACTAATTCTTCTTATCTACATGCAACCATTAAAAAAATTAAAGATGCTAATGTTTCTGAAAATATCTTAATTGTTGTTGATTATTTTGAACATTCTGGTGATGGTCCAATTTATGTAAATTCATACGACGTTGCTGTTCCATATCCATCATTACCAAAATATACAGATGGATATGGTATTGAATACAAATTGAGAAATTGTATTGATTTTAGACCAGTCCAACGTAAAGATTCTTTGGAATTCGATACATTTACATTACCGTTATCTAATCAAGTCATAACAGTGAATGTGGATTATTATCTACAACGTATTGATAAATTGGTATTAGATAAAAATGGTACATTTACGTTATTGAAAGGACAACCTTCTTATGATTCTCCAATCACTCCTTCGAGTGGTAAAGATGTCATGGATATTTGTTCATTCACGTTTGAACCATTCACAGACAATAGTTCAAACGTAAAAACATTGTTGTACAAAAATAAACGATATACCATGAGAGATATTGGTACATTGGATAAACGTTTAGAAAATGTTGAATACTACACTTCATTATCTTTACTTGAAAAGGAAACATCAACAAAAACATTTACAGATGATAATGGTGTTCCGTTATTCAACAATGGTTTTTTAGTTGATTCGTTCAAAGGATATAACATTGCGGACGTAACAAATCCAGAAGTTCTAATTGGAGCTCCTTCTAATGATAATTCAAATTTCAAATTCTCAATTGATTTTGAAAATAATGAATTACGTCCTGGGTTCTTATTGGATACGGGTGGATTGAGTCCTTCGAATAATCCAATTACAACAAGTGTGCATGAGAATACAATAACATTACCATACACGGAACGAGTTTTATATTCACAAATGATGGCTTCTACTGCTGTATCGGCGAATCCATATAGTGTTTATAATTCAAAAGGTAACGCTGTTCTTACTCCTGATTCAGATTACACTGTATTCCAAGAAGAAGCAATAGACACAAATACAGCAAGACAATTATTGATTGGTAATGAAAATACAGAAAGAACCAAAGTTACTATTTTTGGCTCTTGGAAACCTGGTGGTGAAACTGCTGATATTACAACTGGAATAACCGACACTCAAGATTTCTTGGAATTAAATTCTCAGAAAAATCAAGTGGTTCAAGGTCAAACATATAATGTAGTTAAATTGATTCAAGGGACTACAAGAGAAAATGTAGTAAAAGTTAAATTAACTGGAATGTTACCAAATGTAAAAATCTATTATTTCTTTGAAGGTGAAATACAAGAAAAAGGGTGGCAAGTTGCTGGTCAAAAATCGAGTGCCGAACAATTCACTGATTCTAAAGGATCTTATGAAGGATACATTTATATTCCAGCAATGTTCTTGGGATCTAAATTTAATGTAACATTTACAGACACACCAGCTGGTATTCAGTATTCATCATCAACTGCTGAAACAACATATAACATTGCTCAATCGTTACGATATACAGATGAATCTCCGATTCCAGTTATCACCGATGAAGTTGTATCCGTTAATCCATTGACCAAAATTAAAAAAACTAGACCATCTGCCGTTTATAACGTTTTACCTTCGACATATATTGTTAAAGAAGGTGAATTGGTTTCGTTCAAATTTAATGTCCAAAATGGGAATCCAAAGGTTACGTATACAGGTTCTATTAATGTAACTGGTGGAACATCTTCTGGATTTGGTATTTCAAATGTAACAGTTGGTAGTGTAATTACTCCAATTTCAAATTTGAATTCATTTACATTTTCTGTAGATGCATTAGGTGACGCTGTTATAAATCTTAAACCACATGAAGATTTAATCTTTCAATCTGAAAGAGTGATTAATTTAACAATTACAGTTGGTTCTGATACATCTAAACCAGCAATTGATTACCCAGAATTCTCTTATGGTAGTGTTGTAACAGAATCGATTAAATTATTGAATCCTGTTAATACGGAATACTCTGTTGAGTCTCCAATTAAAGTTGATGTAGATACAAACAATACAATTGATTTGACATTTACATCAACAAATTGCGAAACAGATAGAGT